CTTGGTTCTTGAGGTCGCGCATGAACGCCTGCAGGCCTTCGGTCACGTCCTTGACATAGGTTGCGGTGATCGAGCGGTCGACCGCCCACTTGTGCCCGTACAGGATCGCGTCCATGACGATATCCATCGTGCGCACGCGGGTGACGAACGCCCATTTCGCATCAGCCGACAAGGTGCGGTTGCCCCACAGGCGGTAGCCGTCGTCGCGGATGATCGTCGCGATGTTGGCGTTATTGAGCAGGTTGGCCCGGCAGGTTTCGTCGCCGTCGAGGAATTCAATCGGGCGACTGGTACCGGTGATCCCGACGAACTCTTTGTTCGAGGGCGAGGCCCAGAAGCCGTACTCCGCGTCAGTCCAGGCGAACAGGCCAGCGACATAGGCCGAGCCAGGCGCGTCGACCGTGGCGTTCTTGGTGGTGTCCCAATACTGCACGCCCGGATCAACCATGTAGGCGCGCTTGGCGCCGAACTCGCCGGCGTAGGCCATGGCAGCCTCGTCGGTGGTATTGGGGCCGTCGATGATCGCGATTGCCCGCAGCTTATCGGCAAGGGCCACCAGCGCGGTACCGACCGCCTGGGTCGCGCTGTGCTTGGGCGTCACCAACAATCGCGGCTGGGCGTTGAACCGGCTTTTACCATCGAGCAGCGCCTGCAGGCCGGTACGCTTGCCGCCCAGCAGCTCGCCGCCGATGATCGCCGAGGTCTGCTCGGCAGCATCCTCAAGCTTGGCCACACCGCACGCGACAATGACCGCCTTGGCGCGGGTGTAGATGGCTCGGCACGCCTTGGTGATCGCCGAGTCAGGGCCGAACGCGGCAATGGCCTCGCGCTCACTGGTGATCAGCACCAGGTCATTGGGCTGCGCAGTGAACGTCGGCGCCGGGGTGAAGGTGTCGACCAAGCCAATGATCGAGGACGAAGGCAGAGCGATGGTGCGCGCGCCGGTATCGACGTTCGTTACGGTAACGCCGTGAAAGAAACCAGACATAGATTCTCCAGATACGAAAAAGCCCCGCGTTAGCGAGGCCGTAAGGGTTACAGCTGAAAAGAAAACGCCCCGTCAGTGCGGGGCGTTATCGGGATTGGTCAGCGACCCAGTGAGGCACGACCGGCCTGTGCTCGATCACGGGGAATTGATCTGACTGGGGCCAGTCGCGCAGATCCTGCAGATAGCTAAGCAGCTCGCCGAACTGCTCAGCCGACAGCGTGGTTTCGCGCTGCAGATCCTGCTCGTCACGGTGACGCTCGCGCAGCCACGCTGTCCGCGAGACTTCCTGATCGCGCCAAACGCGCTCACGTGCTGCCTCTTCCTCTCGCGTCAGTACAAAAGGCGCAGGGTCGACAAGGACCAAGTGACCAGCTTGAAAAACGATCTGCTTGCCAGCGTTACGCCCAGTAGACAGCTCTTGGAACTGGTCACCTGTCACGTCGACGGCATCGCCGGGAACATCTTTGTGAATGCGACCGTCGTAGAACAAGCCGGTTGAAAGGCTAAATTGCATACTTACTCCTAGCGCCCCAGCGCGAAAACCCAACCCTTGCCACCACCACCCCAAGTGCCGGAAGCGGTCCATATGTAGCGGCTTACATCCGTAACACCGAGGACGGTCCCGTAATTCCCGGCATAACTCTGCATGGTGCCGGAGTGCAATTGCACCCACGCCCCATACACTGTGGAAGTGAACGGCACCGGGAAGTACCGATAGTCCGTCTCGCTTGAAGACTCGTCACTAGCCGACCACTGAATCATCAACCCGCCTAGCCAAGCTGGCAGCTTGATGTATCCGTTAGAGTCAAAGCGGTAACCAAATCCTGACATTAAGTAAGATGGACACACTGCGAGGTAACCAGCTGTACCCGCTACCACCTCGTTAAGCGTTGCAAAGCGCGCGATCCCTGCAACGGTTTCGCCAGCGGCCTTTAACTTGCGGCCAAAGTAGTAAGCCAGGCCGCCAACGCTGACCCACTTTTTGTTTGAAACGCCTTCGTCCAGATCTGCTGGTGTGGCCTGCATGCCCGCATCAATGATCTCTGCGATGTTCGCCCCGAAGCTCGGCGCTGCCCCCGGCGCGACCCCCGCTGCCCATTTGCGGACAAACGCCGCCCCATCCGCACCACCAATAACAATGGCGGCTTTGTTGGAGCTGTGTTTTACCCACTGTGTGCCATTCCAGTATGCGTTTTGGGCGACGCTCGACTCATTCGGAGAACTGATAAAGGCGTAGTTATCGGCGTGCAAGTCGTAGCTGCCACCCGGCAGAGGGTTGATGTTCGGGATCGCATCAGTAATGCCGTAGTCGGCCAGCGTGGTCCCTTTTTCAGCCTTGGTGCCAACCGCCGTCTGGACGAATGCAGTGTTGGCCAACTGCTGTGTGTTGGCACCCTTCGCTGCAGTCGGCCCAGTTGGGTTACCCGTGAAAGACGGACTGTCCAGATTCGCCAGTTCAAAGGGGGCCTGCCAGGTACCATCGTTGTTGCTGGCTCGCCCAAAGATCCGCTTTTGATACGGGTAGTTGCTGATCTCGAAGCCGCGATTGGAGGCGTACACCATGCGCTGTGTGAACGCGCCACTGCCGTATGGCGAGATAGTTGACGGGTAGTAGTAGTTGCCCGACAGCAGCGTTCCCAACTCCTCTTGAGTCGCAGGAATTACGCCGCCGTTGTTATGGCCAAGCCCATATTGAGCCAGCAGCCTGCGCGCCCAGAACGTGTTCACTGCGCTGTAATCTCTTGAGTCCACCTCAACAGTGGGCACTCTTGGATTACCGGTAAAGAACGGGCTGGCCAACGGCGCCTTGAGGCCCAACGCATTCGTGACGGTGGCCGCGAAATTTGGGTCGTTACCCAGCGCTGCGGCCAGCTCGTTGAGCGTGTCCAGCGCAGCGGGCGACGATGCGACCAGGTTGGAGATTGCAACCCTGATAGCGGCCGCCACAAAAGCCGTGTTGGACGCTCGCTTGCTGTCGTCACTGGCCGGCGGCGTTGGGACCAATGGCGTCCCGGTGAAGTCGGGACTGTCCAGCGGCGCTTTGGCCGCGAGCGCGGTATTGACCTCGGTTTTGGTGTACACGTCCGTCAGCCCGTAGCCGGCGACCGTGGTCGGGCTGGTGGCCGCCGTGACACGACCGTTCTTGTCGACCGTCACACTGCGGTAAGTGCCTGCAGCCACGCCCGTGCGACCAAACACCATCTCGAAGCTCAAGCCGGACACGCCCAGACTGATCAGCGCGTCAGTGACCAACTGCCAGATGCTGTCGCTATTGGCCGTGCCCTTTTCCACATGCACCAACAACCCCGGCGTCACCTTGGCGCTGGTGTCCGCGTCTGCAGATCGAATCCAGGCGCCGGCAGCCACGACATACAGGCCGTTGTCCTTTGGCACCGTTTGATTCTTGACCAACGCGCGGTTGCCGGCCAACAGCGCTATTCCGTCGACCGTCTGCAGCCCGCTCAAAACGATGTTTGCCGTGGTGGCCACCACCACCGAATGCTTGAAGTCCTGCCGCGCCAGTTCCTCTGTCACCCATTCGCGGGTTGCCAGTACAACGCTGGGGTCAATCTTGAGTTCGACGTTGCTTGAGCTGCTTACAACCAGGCTCATGCGCACGATCTGCGTCCGGCCCGACCCTTGGTTCAGCAGCGGCTTATAGGTCGGCGCGCAGTTGGCCACCGCGATCAAGTCGCCGTCCGCGTCGTACAGGCCTATTTCTCGAATCCACTTGCCGCCGACCTCAGCGGGGATCACCTGCTCGGCGACGATGATCGACGGATCTTTATCGTCCACCTTCAACTGATTCAGCGGCGCACGGCGCCATTCGTTGAGCAGCGAGCGCTGCATGGCACTCGGAATCGGGTCGGTGCCGTTGGCGTCGCCGATGCCCATTTGAGTGATCTTGAGTACAAGCCCCAACGCGCTCGCGTTGGCCAGCTTTGCCGCGCCCACGTTTGTGAGGATCGCGTAGAACTGTGAGTTCTGGTCAACCATGTGCAATATCCATTGTGTCGATGGTGTGTTCACGGCCGCCGCGACCGATACGGCCGACGACCTCGATATCTCGCTGGGTAGGCGGGTAAACGTCGAGCACGTCGCCCTCGGTCATCGAGCAGCCCACATAGAACCGGCCCTTTGTCTCCAGGCTGATCGCAAGCCCCGTCATGTGACGGGAAACTGGCCGGGCGTCATCGAGCAGGGCCGTCAGCTCGGTATACGTGCCTTCGTCAATGCCCTCGTCTGAAACGCCGACCTTTAAGGCGAACGTGCCCGGCACGCCCTCGGGAACCATGTTCCACCACTCCACGACCTCGATCAGGTAGCCGAACGGCTCCACCACCCGGCGCAGCGCGCCGATGGTGCCCTTGCGGGAGTGAACGAAGTACGCCGAGCGGATCACCGAGCGCTTTACCGCCTCCGACCACGTGTCATCCCAGCGGTCCACCGACCACGCCCAAGCGAGCTGGTACAGCAGGTGCGCCGGGCAGGTGTCGGGGTTGTACAGGGTGCGCAGCGTGATTCTGGTACGGTCGAGCGCGGCCGCGCCGATGGCCCGCTCCAGTGGCGTGCTGTTATTGGGCAGCAGCGCCGTCATGGCAGCGCGCCCCGCGTTACGGTAACGGCACTACACCAGGCCGCTTGGGCCTTGGTCGGTCGGATATCAGACCAGTTGTCGATTTCCACGCGCTTGACGCCGGCAACGTGCAACTGGGCGTCAATGGCCGACCGGGATACTTCCACGCCGAGGCGCCGGCGCGGGTTCTTCCACGCCTCTAGCCGGGCTTTAGCCTCAGCCAGCACCGCCTCACCTTCTGGCCCATTGCCGGCCAGATACACCACGGCATTGATCTGGTAACGCAGGATCTGCGCGCTACGCACGTTGACCCGATCCGCGACCGGGCGCACGTCATCATCATTGATGTGTGCGGCGACCGTGGCCAGCAGCCCAGCGTCGGCAGTGCCGTCACCGTCCAGGCTCAACACCGTTACATCGACCACTGCCGGCGACGGGCTTTCGGCGGTGGCATCGGCCACCAGGCCCGACGCGTTACGGGCGTGCATGATGTAGCTGTTTCGGGGGCCGGCCGTGGTCAGCCCCTCATAGACCAGTTGCACACGCTCGCGCAGGGCGTCGTCTTCTTCCAGCACCTCGGGTACCGGTGGCACCGCGGTCAAATCCTCGGCCTGCACCACCAGTCGCTGCAGCTCAACGTTGGCCGCCAGATGATCCAGGTCCGAGCCTTTCGCGTAGGCCAGTAACAGCGCCTTGGCGGCGTCGTTGACCCGCGCCCGGTCCTGCACCCGCCAGTACGCGACCAACTCCAGAATCTTGACCACTGGATCACTCTCCAGCGGCGCCGACCAGTTGTCGCCCAGGTACTCCCTGAAAACCGCCAGCGCGGCCTCGTACATGGCTTCAAAGTCCAGACTCTCCAGCACCTGCGGCGCCGGCAGCGCCGCCAAGTCGATTGTCATGCGCTTACCTCAATGACTGAGCTGTCGCCCAGGTAAGCCCCGGTCAACTGCATTGTGATTTGTCCGTCGACTACGGCTGTCACCCGCACACGCTCCAAACGAAAGCGCGGCTCCCAACGTCCTAGGGCGCGAGCTACCTCGGCTTGCACCGCGCTTTTCCAGCCATCGTTAACCGGCAGGTCGACGTAACGGCGTAGGCGGCTGCCGTACCCCGGCCGCATCCGGCGGCTGCCGATCGGCGTCGTCAAAATGTCTTCAATGGACTGCCGCAGATGATCCAGGCCGGACAACGGCAACCCTGTGCGGCGATCCATTCCGAGCATGGGGTTACGCCTCCAGGCGCTGGAAATCCTTGCGGGCGTCCAGATAGGCCTGCGCCTCGGCGTCGGAACCTTCAACCTCGATCCGCGCGCGGACCACTTTCAGCTCCCGGCCGCTGGCCATGAATAGCGAGCGCGAGGCGTGAACCTTGTCGCAATAGATGACCGTCGCCGGCGCACCAGGCGCAGCGGGTTCTTTCTTGATAGCCATGATTTCCCCAGGTACGAAAAAGCCCGCCCAAATGGCGGGCTGTCAGTGTTTGTGGTTGGGCGTGTTACCGCCGGTGTCGATGATCTTGCCGCCACCGTTGATGTCGCCCGTTACGGATAACGAACCGACAATCTTGACGCTACCCTCAAGGGTGATGTTCGGTGCCTTGGCCGTGATGCTTGTCGCCTCGGCGGTCAACGTGACCGTCTTGGCCGTGATTGCATCGTCGGTCAACGTGGCCGACGTACCACCCACCTTGACCTCGACAGTGCCCGTGGGCAGCGTGATGGTGTAGCTGTTGGCCTGCCAGTCATAGACCAGCGACCCGCCGTCATCGAACCGCCAGACCTCCACATGATCGCGGTTGTCTGGCTGGTTGCCAGCGACGCCGTACAGGCCCGGTATGAACGTGCCTTGCGCGGGGTCACCGCTGGGACTGACCAGCGTACCCTGCTCGTTCAGGCTTGGCGCCCGCCAGTGGCGCGCCTTGCCAGCGGCCTGGCTATGCCAGCGCAACCAGGCGCTAGTCCAGCCGGCGCCGTCCGATACCCGCACCCGGGCAGCTGCCAGGTCCACCTCTACAACACGGCACGCCATCACCACGCAGGCCAGCATACGATCATGCTGCGCGCTTGCGTAACTCATGTCAGATCCTCGGGCACGACACGTTCAGCATCAGGCCCGACCGCCAATACCAGACTGCCGGGCGGCTGGATTGGCCAAGGCCATTCCTCCTCGCCGAGGTAAATGATCTGAGTCCATTCGACCACCCACACGGCGTAGGCATCCAGTTCGGGGCGCGTCCAGTCTCGTTCTGCGCGGATGAACTGTGAGGGTTCAACCGCCAGCCCCCATGTCTGGATCCGCAGGAGCACGGCCAACTGCGCCGCGACGAACGCGGCAACGTGCAGACAGTTATCTTCCTCGGCCCCGACGATCACACGCGCCTCAAAGCGAGCATCAACCGCTGTTTCCCCCGTGCCCGGATCCTTGTCGGCATCGTCTAACCCCGCCAGCTCAAGGATCACAGCAGGCGGCGTGACCACCTGAATCCCGGCCGGCATTGTTCCCACATATGCGAGACCCGGAATCGCCTCGCTGATGTGCTGCTCGATGGCGGCGTAGATCCGGCTGAGCGGTATAGGCTCCTCATCCATTGCCTGTCCTCCCCAAGTATTTGTGCAGCTCGTAGTTCAGCTCCTGCTCCATTACTTCCAGCAGGCGCTGGTGAGCGCGATTGGTCCAGGTCTCGAAGTGAGGGCGGACGTTGTCCAGGGTGATCTTGGCCTTGGCTAACGGGAAGCGGCTGCCGTTTTCCGAGACCCAACCGGACCGTACACCAGCCGCACCCGACACCTCGCTATCGGGGTAATCGCTCGCGTCAAAATGCTTGCTGGCTGCGCGAATCCAGATATCAGCCTTGCCACCATAAACGCGCTTAAAAAAAGCGCCCTGGTAGCGACGGCCGGCTACCGTTACCCCAGAGCGCCCCTGCCGTGCGCGACCAGCCCGACTGGCCTCAATAGGGTTAATGCCGAACCACAACCTGCCCTGCCCGTTGCTGGCAACCGGGAACGCTTTAAGCCGCTGCCTTACCGCTGCGATGGCGATCCGTTCCTGACGACCTACGTCCCGAGACATATGGGTGCGAAGCCAGCGCAGCGTTTTGTTGATCGCCCTGCGCTGGGCTGCAGCCATCGCCTTCGGAACGAGCTGGGCGAAGTCAACGAAACGCTTGATGTCTACCGCGCTGGGCTGCAACGTGATCAGCCCGGAACTGGCCGACTGCTTGTGATAGCTACCTACGCTCATGGCGATTTCCTCAGCACGAGGGTGACCAGGCCGTCACCGCCAGGCTCGATGTTGGTAATGGTGTAGTTCCCGCCGCCATCCTCAGCCGGCATATCGATGACCACCTTCTGCTTGACCTCGACACCCGCGTTGTCTGCGACGCGGATGACCAGGTGCGGCTCACGCAGGGCGGTGCGGATCTGGCCGAGCTTGGGCTGCAGCCAGGGCGCCGAGAACATGCCAATCACGTCGCGCCCCTCGATCTGCGCCGGATCGCCGAGCACCTCGAAAACCGTGTCGTCCACATCAGCAAGCAGCTCGCGGAAGCTCACGGTCAGAGCTTCAGGTGGATGATTGCGCGGGGGCGCGTGACCATGTGCAAGGGGTTGGACTGGGCTTCGCCCGCAACGCCTTTCTTGAAGGGCAGGACTTCAACCTGGCCGTAGTACGGCAGGCCTTCGGTGTTCACGGTGTCCATGTAATCTGCCGGCGCGAACCGCGAGATGCAGAGGCCAGGCACACCTTCGGGCACCAAACGGGCTTCATCGTCCGGGATGAAAGAGGTGCCGTTGACCTTGCCGCGATAGCGCTCCCACAAGATCCCGCCGAATTCGAATGCCTCTCTGCCGTCTGCACGCAGCGCCGAGGCGTACTGGCTTCCCTCATATGTCTTGGCGACGCTGCGGTGATCAATCAGTGCGCGCCAGAAGTTCTTGCCGCAGAACGCACGTGCCCCGCTGGTGGTGGTGGCCCCGAGTGCTTCTTCCTGCGCGTCCAGCGCCTCGACGCATTTCACGCGAACCTTTGTTTCAGCGTTCGCCAGCTCCATCTGCACCACCACGGGCTGCAGGCCGAACCGTTCAAAGATGTTCAACAGGATGGTCGTGCCGTCAGCATCAAGCACATGACCGCTCAAAGCTCCCATGCGGTGAAACTCGTGCGTCGCGTCGAGCTGCCGTCGGGCTTTGGCCAAACGCTTGTTTACAACGTCCTGCACCGCCTGCAGCTCGGTTTGTGAGCCGAACGCGCGGATGCCTTGAATCTCATCAGCACGAATGGTGAACGTCTCGGGCAGATGCACCGTGTTGAACGGCAGCAGAATCCGCTTGCTGCCATTGACGATGTGGCCAGTCGTACCGCGCTCACCTGCAGGGACCAGCGCCAGGGTGTCGCCGTCTTTTTCAACCTGGACGGTTACGGTGTTGACGCCCTCTTCTTCAAACAGCCCCAGCTCAGCCAGTCGGCCTGGCACAAAAGGCTGCTCGTTGATCGCGGCGGTCAGCGCGGGTACGGTAAAGGCGTTTTCTTCAAAAATCTCGATGGCAGCCATGAAGGCCCTCCAGTAATGCAAAACCCCGCACAGCGGCGGGGTTTGGTTGGGTTCTGCTCGCCTCAGCGAACGATGATGAAGTGGCTGGCCAGCGCCTTCTCGGCATCCAGATCCAGCCCGGTGAGCAGCGACTCGGTAACCTCAGCCAAGCGCACAACGGCGCGGCCTCGGCGCTCCTCATCGGAGGCAGGAACGCCCGCGAACAAGATGCACTTGGCGGCCTCGCTGCCATCCTCGGCCTTCGGATCGTAGGCCGTCAGCAGCCCACTCGCGGTGATCTGGCCGAGGACCTGCCCAGCCGGCAGTGCCACACCAGCCGCCAATGCGATGGCCTCGCGCGAGATCTTGCCGGCTCCCTCGGACAGGAGAAATTCACCGGCATGCACCGGTTCTACATAGGTCTTGCTCATGTTCAGGCTCCTTTGCCAGAGTGTTGTCGAGTCGCCTGCCGCCGAGCGGCGTAGGTACTTGTGGGTGTGGGGATCTTGGGCTGGACCGGTTCAATCTCGTCGTCAGCAGGCGGCAGGCTGTTGTCGATCTCGAAGCCCTTGCCAGCGCTAACCAGCTTGTCGAACAACCGCGCACGCACTGCACCGGGGTCCAGCCCGGCCTGCACGAACTCAGCCGTCATTTCTGGAAGGCGAGCAGCGACACACAGGTCCCGCACCGACTTGGCACGGATCAACGCAGCCTGCACGGTCGCTTCGTCAGCCAGCTTGGTGGACGCAATCAGCGGCGCGACCAGGTTACTGATACCGGCCGTGGCGCAGGCCTGGGTGATCATCAGGGCCAATGCAGTTGAATCGGCCTCGGTCGGCGAAGGCGGATCACCAACTGCCGACGGATCTTCTTGAACCAAAGGGTCGGCCTGGCTGGCTGTGAGCTGATCCAGCAGCGCCTGCGGCGTCTGGCGATACCGCGCCATGGCAGCCCCCTGCCCTAGGCAGGCTTGAACCTTGACGCCGTTGCCGATCTCATCAGCCAGTCCCAGGGCAAGTGATTCCTGAGCCGTGAGCCAGGTCTCGTCGTTGACCATGCGCCGCAGCTCAGCATCATCGATGTCCGGCGCTTTGGCCTTGTAGGCCGCGATGATCGCCTCGAAGGTCTGATCGAGCACGTCCGCCACACGGCGAAGATCCTCGGCATCGCCACCCGCAAAGGTCCAGGGGTTGTGAATCATGAACATCGCATTCGATGCCATGACAATGCGATGCGCACCGCAGGCCGCTACGCTGCCGGCACTTGCGGCTAGCGCGTCGATCCGGGCAGTGCATCGTTCACCGAGTCGGCTAAGTGCGTTGTGGATAGCGAGGCCGTCGAAGAGGTCACCGCCGATGGTGTTGAAGGCGACGACAACTGGCGAAGCTCCATCGTCTGCAGCTTTGAGATCCTGAATGAACTGGCTGGCCGTGATACCCCACGTGCCAATCTCGCCGTAGATGAAGATCTCGATAGTCTTCGATTCAGACTCGCTCTCAGCCGTGGCGTTGATCTTGTACCAGCTCTCGTCCTCCACCTGCAGAGCGGTCTTGGCCTTGTTGAAGATGCGAAACGGCATCAACTTTTTCATTTGGTTTCCTTTTGCTCGGACTCATCGGCATCGTCATCAATTGCCGACAAGGTGCTGTAGTTGAGACCTAGCGCGTGTGCACGGGCGATGTCGGCGGCGTTTTCTTCGTCAACGATTTCAGCGTCGGTGCCCGCTCGCAAACACATCTCGCTGCGTGAGGTGAAGCCCGCCCGGACCTCAAGCATTCGGGCTTGAACGTCCTGAACCGGCTGGATGTAGGCCCAGCCTTGCGGTACCCAGCGGGTGCGCAGGTACTCGCGTCGCCGCTGGGTGTAGTCCGCCAGATCGAGGGCGCCAGACAGAACAGCCATGTCCATCCAGGCACGCCGCACTGGGCGACACAACTGGTGGACGTACACCGAGAACTGGAGCTGCTCCAGCCGGCGGCGGAACTCATTGAGTACAACCCTGATCACTCGGTCGTTAACCCCGCGCATGTCGCCGGTCATCAGCTCGTAAGGCAGCCCCGCACCCGCAGCTGCAGCGGTGAGCTGCTGCCGCATGAAATCGGGGTAATTGTTGCCGCCATCTGGCGGGTCCGAGAACTCAACCTGCTCACCCGGCAGCAACTCCTGCATCGTGCCGGGTTCCAGCCCCACCATCGGCGTGAAACCGTCGCGGTCGTAGCTGACGGGTGCCCCGGTCACCATGTCCATCTGCGGCGGGCCTTCCGGTGCAGGCTTGCGGATGAAGCCTGCGAACAGGTTGGCCACTTCCTGACGAAATAGGACCGCGTCGTCGTAACTGTCCAGGCTGCGCAACCGCTTTAGTACCGGCGCCAACCGGGGAACGCCCCGCAGTTGACCAGGTTCCAGTGACTCGAAGATGTGCAGCATCTGCTCGGCTGGCACACGCACCAAAGCGTTGTACCCAGCATTGAGCGAGGTCTTGTCACTGGGATGGTTGCGATAGCACCAGTAAGCCACGCGCCGCCCGATGCTGTTGAACTCGATGCCGGCACGGATCACGTTGCCGGATCGGGTCACCTCAAACTTGTCGTGTGGCACGAACTCGGGGGAAAGGCACTGCAATTGCAGGGGCACCGCCAGGCCATCCTCGAGACGCCGAGGACGCAGGCGCACGAAGCACTCGCCCGATTGTTCGACCGTTCGCGCCACCAGCGCCTGCTGGCCGTAGAAGTCGGTCAGCTCATCGGCGTCGGACTCGTCTACCCAATCCTCCCACAGCACCTGCATGATTTTGCGCAGCGCCTTGTCGGTGAGCCTCGGCTGCGGCGTGATGCCCGTGCCAATGAGGTTGCTGACCCGCTTGTCGATGACGTTGGCCGCATACGGGTCATTGCGCACCGCCGCGCGCGAACGCGAACGCAGGTTGCGCAGGGCCGGCATGATCAGACTGTTAGGCCCAGTATCGGGCGCATCCCAGTTTGATGACCGCCGCCCCTCGGCAGCGCCTTCGTAGCTGGCCTTGATCCGTTCGGGAACCAGTACCCCGGAACGGGTAAGGGAAATGTAACGGCCGCTCACAAGCCCTTACCTCCGTGGTAAAGCCGGACAACGCGGGAACGCGGCCCCGCAGCTTTGGCAAGTTCGGTGCGGATCAGGCCACGTGCCCTGACCAGCTCGTCGACCGAGCGATACTCAACCGTGCGGTCGCTGTATCGAACGACCTTTTCGCCGCGCGCAATCGCACGCTCGACAGCGTCGAGGTGTGCTTGTGTGTATGCCATGTCAGCGTCTCTTCAGATAGCCGCTGCTCGAGCTGCGGCGTTGCATTGGTTTAGGTGCCGGTCGCGGCGGCGGGGGTGGAGGCGGCGATGCAGGCCGGGCTGGCGGCGGCGTGGTGTCGCGAGGGGTAGCCAAGTCGGATGGATCATCGTCCTCGTCTTGATCATCAGCCTCTGTGACTGGCGGCTGCACAGCAACCGGTTCATCGAACAAACCAGCCTGAGCCAAGGCCTGCCGAAGCTTGTCCCAGTCGTGCTCGCCGTAGCGGTGCAAGTTGAGGTAATAGGCCATGGCGAGGTTGTACACCATGAGGTCAAGCGCTTCGTTTCGGTCTGCCTTGCCCTTTACCCACTCAATCCGCTTGTAGCCTTTGACGTAGCGAGCAACCTTGCGCTCGGCGACGCACTGCTGGAAGAAGTCATCAGGCAAGTCCTTGGCAAAGTGCAGCGCACCTGGTCCGGTCTCGAAGCTGTAGCGGTTGTAAATCCAATCCTTGGCGGTGTCGGTCCCGATCATCCACAGCTCGGCGCCGTGGCGTTCGGTTTGACCTTTCCAGGTCACATCCACCAGCGAGGGCCGCTGAGCAATGACCGGTCGCCCCGGTTTGCTCGCGCCCTTGATGGCGAAGATGTTGCGCCAACGTCGCACTCGGCAGAACTGGTAGACCTCATGGGTGTGGTGACCACCGGAGTCGATGCCCGTTGCCAGAATGCCGAGGGCAACGCCGCAGGGATGGCGGTACCGCACCTTGAGCCGCTCATCGAGCAAAGCCCAGGTACGGTCGTCGGCTGGATCGCCGGGGATGACCTGGTGGTCTACCACCCACCGTTCCATACCAACGCCCCAACCGATCACCATCAACTCAAGGCGGTTGGCCTGCACATCGACAGCGGCAGTCAGCCCCAGCACACCAAGCGTCAACGAACCGAGGACGTAGTTCTCCTGGAGCGCGCGGGCTTGCAATACGTCGGCCTTGGTCTGCTCGACCGCACTGTCCCAGACCTTGGCCAAACGGGTGTTGTAGAACACCTGCATGGGTTCAAGATCACCCCGATCCTGGGCCCGCTTGGCTTTCTGAAACTGCTTGGCCAGCGCTGACCAGGAGGTCCAGCCCAACGGCGCATACAGCGCGTTGAGGTGGAAGCCTACCGTTTCGCCGTCGCCTTGGGCGTGACCACGCCACTCACCCTTGGCCAGCATTTCACCCTTATGGTGCTCTTCGATCAGCACGTCACATTCGAGGCCGGCGCACTGGTAGTGAACCGTAGCGAAGTCCGCCGAGTAGAGCAGGCGTTCCCACTCCAGCGTTTGCATGTGCCCGCAGGACGGACACGGGACGTAGAAGTGTCGCTGATCGCTGGCCTGGAACAGGTCGTCAATCCGTGACGCGCCCTTGATGGTTGGCGAACTGGAGAAGTAAAACTTGGCGTTGCGGCCGAAGGTACTGCCACGGGTTTCCGCCAGCTCGATTGGGTCGCCCTCCTCGTCCACGTCGACATCCCATCGATCGATCTCGTCGCCGTAGACGTAGCGCGCAGACAGCTCTGCCAGGTTGGAGGCCGAGCCAGCCGTGGTCGCGTAGAGCGTACCGCCCTCGAACTCCTTGGTATCCATGGTGTTGCGCGCATCGCGCGAGCGGGAGGTGGCGACACGTTCTCGCAGCACAGGGGTCGCAGCAATGGTCTTGCCCATCCGACCAGAAACGCGCTTGGCCAGGGTGAGACTCGGCAGCAAGGTCAGGATGTTGGATGGCGACATGTGGATCAGCGCGCCGATCCAGTTGAGCGCGATCTGCGTTTTCATCAGCTGCGATGCAACCATCGTCACCACCCGTTTGCACGGATGGGCGGGCGACAGGCAGCGCATGGGTTCGCGGGCGTAAGGAGTCCGCGCGGTGCGGTATTGACCTGGCTCGGCTGCACCGGTATCACGCGGGATCCGCATGTACTCGTCAGCCCACTCATCTACCCACAACTCTGGGTCGGGCTGTAGCCCACGGCAATACCCAGCGCGGTAAACCTTCGCACCGTCTGCGTATCCGGTGGGCATAGGCTCAGCTCTGTGTCATGGCTTGCTCAAGGTCGGCACCGTTCAATCGGATCGCGTCTTCGAAGACACGCCGGAAGGCGCCAGTGAGATGTTTTTCTATCTGCCAAGGATCGGTCATCGCGGCCAACTCGGCGGCGAGCTGGGGGGCGAGACCAAACATCAGATCTCTGACCATCCGGCCTGCAGCGTAGGCAGCGTCCTCTACGGGCTTGCGCTCTACCAGGTTGCCTTGAGTCTTGTGAAATTCAGACTCGGCTAACTGAGCCAGGTAGAACTCGCGATGGGCTTTGGATCGCTGAAAGTTGAAACCACTGCCCGGAGCCAGATCCGGTTGCTGCACCGCAGGTGTGTCGGCCGCCAGTTGGAGCTGGCTACGAACATCCCGATCAATTCGGTTCTCCTCGTGCCGGGCCGCGACGGCCGCTTTGCTCGGATCAGCCGATTCAGCTAGCAGGTCCTCTGTGGCTTTCACATCCACCTTACCGTCGGCGGTCAGTACAAGGCGGTCCTGTTTAGTCAGCTTGGAAACATAAGATTTAGACCACCCGTTGCGAGCGGCGAACTCCGACTTAGTCAGGTAAAGCATGTCTATTTTTCCAGTTTACCCAATGATTTCAGGGGGTTAACCAGTTCACCGCAGTTCACTAAGCTGGTGAACCAGCCGCTAACGCAGAAGCGCGGGTTTCCCCTCCCGTGCCCCGTCCAGAACCCCAGGGTCCCCGGCACTTTGGAGGAGGCCGACCGGTTCACTGGGCTGGGCCGCCCGGCGGGGGCGGCATTTCGCAGACGCCCAGCCGCTTGGCGGCCCAGCGTTCGTACAACCCGATGGCAACGTCAGCCCCGGCGGTTGCAGTCAAACAACCAATCGCGGCAGCCGCCCAAATCGAAGCGCCCATCGAGTAGAGCAGCATGATCGTTGCCATGCCGCAGACAACGCATGCCCCTGACCGCAGCACGATACGGCGCAGCAGACTCCACCCGCTCGCACCGGCCCGGTCTGCCCGCCACATCTCGCCGGATACCCCGCCGACCAGGGAGAGGATGATCACCATCCAGATTGGCATCTCAGCCAGCGCTTGTTGTTCGTTCGTCATCCCGCCCCCAAATGCAAAAAACCCGGCGCGATGGCCGGGTTTGCTGTGTGTGGCGGGCTGCTCTATGCGCCCGCACGTCTCGAAGATGGGTACTTTTTACAGGCCCAGTTTACTGGCAGCAAGCGGGTTTTAATGCCACCGGCCAATAAGGGGGCTACGTCTGGGTAACGTCTGGCAAATGTCGGGTGAATACACCTACCCGGATTGCCTTCGCTTTTGCGCTGTCCCAAAGGTCTCAAAGGAGGCGGCGAAAGTGGGACCAATGCAGCCCCCAAATTAACGAGGGTTGTCCTGCTGTCCCACCTTTACATCTATTTTCTCGTGTATAGAGAGAGATTTAAAACACGCTGCGCAATGCGCGCGTAACGTCACGCCTACGCCCTACGTGTGCGCCTGATGGGATGGCGGCGGGACAGTGGGACAGCCCTTGAATTGCGCGGGCTTGAGCGACAAAACTCGGGCGGGCCAAGGCTGGGCTAAGGCGGGGCGGTGGGCCAAATGGATGCCCATCATGCCGCCTTCTTCCCCATCAACATGGACTCGATAGCCTGGTGGGCCTGGTGCAAGCGATCATAGTAGGTTTTCCTGCTACACCGGCAGAAGGTGATCTTCTGACTGAGAAGGCTCTCTTGATTGCAGTAGTGCTCCCTGACTATGACATAGAGCTCCGGTGCGAGATGCTTGTTCACGATCAGCTCGATGTCAGCGGATTCGTCCAACAGCACCCGACTACCCCGTGTCCCTCGGATCAACTCGCCGCGGCACTCTATCAACAAGGCCAGCATGCTACCACCACCTGAGCCGCTGCAGACATCCGGCGTGTGAAGTTCTTGAGCCCATAGTTTGAGCATGTCATCGATATGCTTGATCAAAAGCAGCTCTCCTTGACCGTGACCGCTTGCTCCAGTGGGCTGGGTGAGCCCCAGCCAGTCGGCTTCTGGTATGCCCATGGGCGAATTCCGCTTTTGGCCAATGCCGGCATTCGGCGGCGCCGCCAGCCCAGCCGATGCATGATGGCCCCGACCCGCATCTGCTCTGGCTTGCTCCAGTGGCCGATGTCCAGATTCAAGGCATCTTTGAGCAGCTCACTCCCGGTGACGGTTTCGCCGATCTGTGACTCCTCCAGCCACTTCAGGATCGGTCCCTCCCATTCATCAACCACGAAGCGCTCCTCCTGCTCTTTGGTGAACAGCTCCTCCTCATCGCGGGTGGTCCACCAGATATCGCCGGCCAGGTAGCAGAACATAGCCTCGGCCCACAGCTGGTCGCGGGCTTTGCGAAGCGCCTCGAGGTCAACCTTGGAGCACGACACCGGCCAGTACCGGCGGTTACCAGTGGCGTCCTTGAGGTATTCGTCCTGGTTGGTGGTGCCTACGAAAACACACTGGCGTGGCACATCGCTCGTTCTTCGCCCGTAGCTTTCGCGATAGGTGTCGGTAGAGGCCGAGAAAAACTGCTTTGCCTTGGTGCTTTCAGCCTTGTTGAAGCTGTCCAACTCACCCAGCTCCACGATCCACTTACCCCGGATCGCCTGAAACGCATCCTTGTCTCCGAGGGTGAACGGCGTATCCATGAACCATTCACCGCCCAGCACACTCATAGCGGTCGACTTGCCAGCGCCCTGAGCACCCTCAAGGATCATGACCGTGTCAGCCTTGCAGCCGGGCCGCATAACGCGGGCTACGGCGGAGATCATCCAGCGCTTGCCCACCTTGGCGCTGTAGTCATTCATTGGGACGCCCAATACCTTGTGCAGCCATACCTCCAATCGTGGGACACGATCCCACTCAAGCTTTGCCAGGTACTCGCGCACAGGGTGGAAAGCATTGTCATGAGCGACGACACTGACCGCTTCGACGACATGTGTTGCCTTCACGCGCAGGTTGTACTGCTGGGCCAGCCACTTCATCACTCGGGTGTCATCGATGTCGCTCCACTCCCCCGGATCGCCACCATAAGGCGCTGCCCGAAGCTTCATGAGCTTGGAGCTGAAGGAGCTGTAACCAATCACCCCTGCCCAGCGCTCGTCGTTGCTGAGGATCAGCTCGACGTTTTGCATGTGGGCAATCAGTGCGCCGCTCTCGCTCCTGGCCAGCATGTCCTTCCAGCCGCCAGTTGCCGGGGGCTTGATCACCGCCATCACCTGCCGTCGCACCGCCTCCAAGCCTTCGGCGCAATGCAGATCGTTGAAGTCGGTCCACTTCACATCACGCTCAACGTAAAAGACAGGGGCGACCACCTGGCCGCCCACTACTACCGCTGCGTTATTCGCTTTCTCCTCGCCAGGGTTCCAAGGCTCACCGCCCGGCCGGGTAGTCTTCCAGTCGTCGTCGCGGCAAATGATGATGGGCCGACCCGGAAAGCGCGCCCGCATGTGCTTGGCGACCGCCATCAGGTTGCCAGCGTCGAAGGCAATGGCTACGGCCTCAGAGGTCGCCATGTGCAGGCTTGCGCCCGTCGCGTAACCTTCACACACCAATACAGGCTCGCCGGGCTCCGGATGCCCGCCGATCATGTGAAAAGCCCCCTCCTTCGCCATACCGTGTGGCCAATAAGACTTGTCGCGGCCTGTGTCTTCTTGAATTGTCGGGAAGATCACCTGCAGGCCCACGATTACGTCCTGGGCATTCTGCATGGGTACGAGCAAAGCCCCGGTCTTTGGGGCATAACGCACCCCGAGCCCTACGACCTGCTTACGGTCAAGGTAGGCACTGCGCCCTTTCTCGGGCATGCGCTTGAACAAGCCGGAGGCGCGGTTGGAAGCACGCCGCGCGGCATTCGCGGCGATCTCTGCTGCGCGGCGCTTGGCATCTGCCTGGCGAGCGCGCATCACCTCGCGCTCTTCAGGGGTAAGGCCTTTACCGTCGGTCTTCACCTTCTGCGTTTCACCATGCCGCCAGTCGCCAAAACTGCCGAAGATCAGGGTATTGCCCTTCTCGGTCATGTGCTCATGCAGCACGTACCAGCCGTTCTTTTCCTTGCCTTTGTCCTGCTGAGTTCGGCAGCGGACGAGCTTGCCGAACAGTACTGGCTGATCCGGCTCTAGACCGTAGTCGTGCAGTTGGTCGAGTACCTTATCCAGCATGGCGAAGCCCTTTCCTGTCAGCGTTCCCTTGACAATCGATACAGCGATGGCAGCCCTTCGCTGCCAGCCTGCGCGCTTCAGGGATCGGCTCGTCGCAGTCCACACACTCGGTCAAAGACTCTGGCCCATGAGCCGGTGCACGTCGTGCTGCCAGTGCAAGCTCCAAGAACAGATCAACCCGGTCGTTGGCAACATCAGCTATATCAGCCACGGTCCGCCCCCCGAGTGGTCTGGTTGACGTATTCCGCCCGGCGATACATGCCGAGCAAACCCTGAATACCTCTGAACACTTGGTTCTGAATTTCGGCGAGCTCCTTGTCCTCGACTTTTCCGTCACCGATGCTCCGCGCCCACGTTTCCGACAGATCGGCCACATGGCGGAAGAACTGCGCAATCCCCATGGTGAGAGTTTCAGGCATGTCTTCGGCATAGGCTCCAGACAACTCTTGCCAGATTGTGTCGCCTACCAGTGCGTGTATTGAGTCAAGGATCCGGGGATCCCTGGTCAGCTCGAGGATCTCGCTGAACTCTTGAACGTTGACGATGTGGGTTGGATGGGTAGGTGACAGCTTGTGCTGGAGGGTGGTGGCGTTGCGGCCTGTAGTGGCGGCGATTGCAGCAGCCCCGCCTGGGTAGTCACGCACGGAGTGATACAGGGCCAGTTCGAGCGGCAATACCTCGCGCTTGGCGCGCTCGATGCAGCTCATTGCGATTCGGCTCATGGCATTTATCCTTTTCGGTAGCCAATGCCTGCGGCATGTGGTGGTGGTAACGCGCCGCATAGCTTTTGAGAGGGCAATCACGCCTGGAACCAGGCGGGATCGATTCCATGCCGGGGCGTCACTCCGTTGACTGCCCATAGCGAAACATTTGCCTCCCGTGGTGAAGGAGGCAGCGCCCAAGCTCCATGCTTGGGCGATGCGATCAAGGCAAGCGGACCTATGTGGTGTGCCCATTTACCTATTTCGCCACCCGGCAGCATCGTGCTGCTACTGCAGGGCGGTGAAGGCGATCACTCGCCTTCCCTTTCGACACATGGCATTACGCCATAAAGGCTGCCAGTGCCGGCGACGAGGTCGTGGTGTTACACTCGCCGCATGGCTTGAGAGGGCCATCCCGTCGCCCTATCTGTGGTGGAGAAGGCGACCCAGGCTTCATGCCTGGACTCCGTGCTCAAGGTAAGCGGTTACGTGGTGTGCCCGCCTATCTTGAACGCGGCCCGGTATCACTGTGGTGGTAGTACTGGGAGAAACGAGGCGACCTTTCGGTCGCCTTTTTTCTATGCCGCTCGCGCCCGTTGAGGAGCTGCAGCTTCAAGCAACCAGGACGCATCGAACGGATTGCCTTGGTGTCCTGCTGCAACCGCTAAGCAAGCTGCGTAATTGGTTTCAGCGGTGTATTCCGTTCGAGGCAAGGAGCCCGCTAAACGCCATTTATTCAGCGCCTGATAGCTTCTCCCGCAGACCTTGGCAGCAGCACCGATACCTCCAACAGCCTCAAAAGCGAATGCAATCGGATTAGGGAAATCTTCGGGCCGTAACATGGCTATCTCCTTTATCAACCCGGAGTTGATATTATAGATCAACTGACTATTGCGCAAGCTCTGTGCAACCATCAACTCATGGTTGATAAAAATGAGCTGCGTGCAGCCTTCAGCGCACGACTACATGAAGCCCTTGACGACGCCGGCGTTAGAAGCCGGGGCCGGGGCGTGGACATTCACAAGCATCTGAAGATGGTTGGTGTTGATAAGACGACTCAAGCCATCAGCAAATGGCTCAATGGTGAGGCGATTGCGGAAGCAGATAGCATGACCGCGCTTTGTGCTTGGCTTAACGTACGCCGCGAGTGGCTGGAGTACGGTGTGCTCCCCAAAACTCAGGATTCCAGCTCTGAGCTGCACCAGCTTCATGTCGGCGACCAGTCCAATGTGAGCGGCATGCTGGAACGGTTTGGAAAGGTACCCCTGATCTCTTGGGTTCAGGCCGGGGCATGGTGCGAAGCCATCTCAAACTTTGAGCCTTACCAGGCAGATAGCTGGCTATCGTGCCCAGTTCCCATTAGTGACAGCGGGTATGCCCTGAAGGTACTCGGTGACTCAATGACGAATCCCGGGCCAGGGCGAAGCTATCCGACCGGGTGCATCATCTTCGTGGATCCCGAAGTTGAGGCAAATACTGGAGACCGCGTGATAGCCAGGGTTCCAAGGACCAATGAGGTGACCTTCAAGGTTCTTGTTGAAGACGCCGGCCGACAATTCCTGCGGCCTATCAATCCTCAATATCCAATCATAGACATAACCGAAGAGACCCACATTTGCGGAAAGGTCGTGGGTTCATTCATACCTGAGTGAGTCCACCGCTATCCAGCAACCAACCTACAAATCAATTTCTGGTTGACATAAAACAACCACAGGTTGATATTTGCCTCACTCTTCCACCACAGAGTGAGGCAATGCCATGTACACCACCGCATCACTGCACGTCCACCCCGCAGCTGCGTCTGTCGATCTGACCTTCGAGGTACGTCGACTGGCTAAGCAGCACGGCTGCGCGTTCATAACCACCAAACGCGCCGCTCCCACCCGCCCCAGGATCAGCACTCCTCCAACAGATGGAGGGCACGCAGCATGACTTTCGCACTTAGTCACAGCGCCTTTGCCTGCCTAAAAGCGCAAACCAATCTGACTGGCTGCTTTAGCCAAATTCTGCGCGACACCACCACTGGAGCATCGATCAAAGCTTCGCTCCAGACCGAACTCTATCTCGACAAGGTGACCGTGGTGATCCGCATCGGCTCATCAGTTAATACCTTGACGCTGCCGGCTAATAGCCTAGCCAGCGCACGAAGGATTGCGTCTCACCTTGAGGCTATTGCTAACGGCCAGCTTGAAACCGCTGACTTGCCATCAGCCGATCAAATGCTGGAAGACGCGGCATAGGAGGCGATCATGGAACGAACCCTGGCACAAACCGCCAAGCTGTTCGGCATCAGCCGCAACGAGCTGATCAGCCGCATGCGCGAGAACGAGCTGCTAACCGACCGCAACCTGCCCCGCTACCCCACTCGCGACCGGGAATATATGCGGACAAAAGAGGGTAGCTGGTTCCACCCTCAAGCAGGTATGCAGTACAGCGAGTCGACCAGAGTGAAGCAGGCCGGGATTCCTTGGCTTGCATCACGCCTCCAGCTCCAACTTCCGACACCACCGGAAGATAACCGCTATGCGGCCTAGGCAGTACGCGGCCCAGATCATCCAGCTCAGAACCCGCGAGGAGCGCAATGCCGCGCTCCTGCAGGTGCCTGAAGAATGGCGCGACCTGGTACGCAAGCACTGTGAAACCACTTGGCACCACCCGTCACGCCACAAGCTCAGGGAGAGCCCGAAGCCTGATGAGCACCACCGATCAAATGGCGCTGCGGCTACCGCACGCACCTGATGCAACCACTGTAGAGCTTCTGTACCGGACTTTCGGCGATGTCCTCATCCCGCTCGACAAGGTGCGCGTGCAGTACTTCCGAAATCTGAACGAGGACACCTTTGCCGAGCAACTGAAGGTTGGGCGGATCTGCTTGCCCATCACCACGCTGGACAACAGCCAGAAGGCACCGAAGTTCGCTCACATCCGCCACGTAGCCGCGCTGATCGATAGCAGGGCTTACCTGGCCGATGAAAAGCAGGCCCGGCAGAACGAGCAAGAAAAGCAGTAACAACACAATCAAGGGCCGCCACCACCGGCCTCACACCATCAGGAGCAAGAACAATGACCACCCAACAGGTCACCGCCCTCTTCGTCATCTGCGCATTCGTAATTGGGCTATTTGCCTACGCCTATCTGCTTGGGCGCAAAGCAGGTCGCACCCACCGCCAACCCGGCTTGTTTTTAGATATGGAGCCTGGCGGAGTAACCAGCTACACCATCGCCAATGCATCCCCACAGGTATCGAACTCGAATGGAAGCGGGAGCGCTGTGGCGCAGGCTATAGGCGATGCCATTCCCGCTTCGATTCGCGACGCCGACTGTATCGACGCGAAAAAAACAAAGAGCCTCTGCTGCGAAGCAGCAGGCATTATTAACACTGTCAGCAGCTCTGCTGAGGCGCAGATACCCCACGACAAGCTGCGCGAGGCAGCGCCCGTTGATGCAACGCTGATCGCTAATACTCGCCCGCCCGCGCAGCCTGCCGAGGGGTATACGCACACTTCCGCCGTCTCCTGCATCGTCGCCGCGATGGAAGCAAAAGTGGCAGAGCACGCGGGTACCTATGCCACCTCCGAGCAGATGGCACAGGCAATTGAAGCCGCCATGAAACAAGCCGGGTTGTTGAGCCCGACGGATGAGTCTTGGCAAGTCGTACTTGGCCGTCTGGACGAATCGCTGATCCAGCGGGAGGCGGAGCAGCGCAAACACCACCACTCCGTCGCCAACCTCACGTGCACAATCGCCGAGCTCGAGGAGCGAATCATGTCGTACACCGGCCTGGCGGTAACCAACGCTGACTACGAGAAGCTAGTCAGTGTTGCGTCCACGATGCGCTTGGCCCAGCGCACGTTCAAAGCCTTGAAATCCGAAGCCGAGGCGACCCGAGCAGGCTCCCAGGCTGACGTCATCGACGGTCTGGCCGGTCGTATCCATGCCCAACTGCGTACCACCCCCGCCAGCGCCGTAAAGGCAGGAGCTGCAGCATGACTACCCTCCTGCAGATCGAAATCAAACGCGCGCGACAACAAGCCTTGCCCTTCCAGCGCGAGCTGTATGTTGACCTATTCGCCGGCGCAGGCGGGGCCAGCAGTGGCGGCGCACGCGTGTACCGCGACCCTGACATCGCGATCAACCACAACCCAATCGCTATCGCGGTACACCGCGCAAATCACCGCAACACCCGCCACTACACCAGCGACATCTACGAGGTCGACCCACTGCAGGCTACTGGTGGGCAGCCCGTGGGTATCTTGTGGGCGTCCCCTGACTGCCGCCACTTCTCGAAAGCTAAAGGAGGCGCCCCACGCAGTAAGTCAGTGCGCTCGCTACCATGGGTTGTGGTTCGCTGGGTGTTCACCACACGACCCCGCCTGTTATTGATGGAGAATGTTGAAGAGTTCCAGGCCTGGGGTCCACTGGACGATGAAGGCAAGCCGATTAAGTTGGAAATGGGGCGAACCTTCAAAGCTTTCATCGCCTGTCTCACCACCGGACTTGCTGCCGATCACCCCGACATGCGCGAAATCATGGACTGCATCGGCCAGTGGGTGCCAATGGACGCACTGGTGCGCGGACTAGGCTGCACTATGGAGTGGCGTCAGCGCCGTGCCTCTAACGCCGGCTCTCCAACTATCCGCAAGCGCCTGTTCATCATCGGCCGCACGGATGGCCGCCCCATCGTATGGACGAAGCCGAAGCGGCACGAAAAACCGGAACCAGGTCAATTGCCTTGGCGCACAGCCGCCGAGTGCATCGACTTTTCCGACCTAGGCAAGAGCCTGTTCGCACGCAAACGTCCGCTGGTTGACAACACTTGCCGGCGCGTGGCCAAGGGTTTCTGGCGCCACACCGTCATGGCAGAGCAGCCCTTCATGCTGCAGCTGAACGAACAACAGCTGGCCGCCGCTAGCCTTACTGAGTTCGCCAACGCGAGCACGCAGCGCACATTCAGCGCAACCGAGCCGCTGCGCACTCAGGTGGCCCAAGTTAAGGGAGGCCATTTCGCCCTTTCTGCCGCCACCCTGATCCAAACCGGGTATGGAGAACGCCCAGGTCAACAACCACGGGCACCAGGACTTTTAAAACCGCTGGGCACCGTCGTGGCCGGGGGATGTAAGCACGCGCTTGTAACCGCATCCATGATCACACTACGCAAAGGATCTCCTGGCAGCAGTATGGACCAACCCCTCAATACACTTACAGCTGGCAGTGGTCGCCACGTGCTCGCCGCATGCCACTTCGAACAGGCTAACGGTGGCTTCTACAAAGGCGACGGTCGATCGGCACACATGCCACTAAGCACAATTCTCGGGCGCGGCACCAACCAGCGCATGGCAACTGCCTACTTGGTAAAGTACTACGGTACCGGCGGCCAGTGGCAAGGAATGGATGAGCCAATGCATACCCTGCCCACTAAAGAGCGAATGGCGCTGGTGACTGTTGTGAAAGTGCCCGCCGCAATCTTGCCGCCCGAGCTATTGTCGAGGGCGCGCAAGTGCGCCCAGTTCCTGCAAAAGTACCTACCTGAGCACTTTCCTGAATCAGTCGACCTGGTGCTGCTGGGCGACTATGCGCTCGTCGACTTTACCCTCCGTATGCTGAAGGCTCCGGAGCTAAAGCGCGCCCAAGGCTTCAGCTCTGACTACATCCTTGATCGCGGGCTGTTCGAGAGCCAAAGCACCGGCGAGATGGAGTGGCGTCCCATCAACAACACCGACCAGATTCGACTAATCGGCAATAGCGTTTGCCCTGATGAAGCAGCGGACCTGATCGCAGCGAATGCGAAGGAACTGATCGAGCTGTATAAACAGGAGGCAGCATGAATTACACCCAACGCATCCTCTTCACCCAGTCATCACTGAGCAATGCACTAGCCAGCGTTCGAGGGCTCTATGACTTGAGCACTGAAAGTATCTCCAACGAAGTTTTCAAGCAGATTTCGGATTTGGCTGCAGGTCAAGTGACACCGACAGCTATCTGGTGCGGCCGCGCCGGCTTGTACCAATCAAGATTGGCTGCTGCCGCAAACGGGGAGCAACTGATCGCGCTCGCCCTTGCGTTCAGGGGCCTGAAGCAAGACGAACAACCTGACCTTGACGAGGCTGAACGAGTCATGACTCCGCAAGGAGCAAGCAAATGAAAATAGCCATACCAAATCCAACCCTCGAAGGTGCCAAGCTATCAGCAACGGTCAGCACGGGCTTCTCAGTGCACACCAAATCGGGAACCAGAGCCCGCATGGCAATCATTGATGATCAGGGCAATGTTCTCGCGGCCGGCGAAGAGGTCGCATGGGCCGCATGGCGGGTGTGTGTGGAGGTGCAAGAGAATTTCTGGGAGGGACAAGGGCACCTGGTGGTGCACACTACCCCTCCAGGCATGCACCAAGACGGCAAGAAATCAGCTTAACGATCACAGAGGGCGGTCGATAGCGGCCGCCCAGCTACCGGTTTTCTTCTCTACCCTCAGCCATCTACGCTGCCCCGCTTTGGAAATGAGAAGAACGTCGATGTACTTGGCACCCCGCCCCTCGGGCACAACGCCACGCATGTAGATCACGATCCGCTCGAATGTGTCGAGCATGAGCTGTCGCATCTTGTCTCGTGGCTCAACCTGCTGGGCTTCCACGCCCGAAGCAAGATCAGACCACAGTTTCGCATCACCCGGTTTCTGCCTTGCAGCTACTCCAGCGATTTCTCGCTCAATACGGCGTTCGTCTGTGCGCGCAGCATCAAGCATTGCCTCCAGGTCACGCGCCTTCCTCAAGAAAGTCATAGGAAGCACACCATCACTCTCACCCAATGCCAGTGCTTCGGTAATCCTAGACAGCTGCCGCTCGAGATCCGCCACTTTTTTCCTTGACTCGGTCAGACTCACATGGAGATCCCCGCGAGGCCCTGCTGGCTCTTGCAAGCGACTCAGGTTTAACTGGTCGGCACAGAACGACATCACAGCGCGCTCGACAGGTGCAACACTGCAACTCCCACCAACGTTACACCCACCTCTGCTCATGTAGGAAGTGCACATGATTCGTCTACGGCCGTCCGATAGTGTTCCATCGTCACGTAACTTGTGCATTAAATTCTGAGCAGTCATAGATGTTCCACAGTAGCCGCAATAGGTGATCCCAATTCCCGTGACTACTCCCGGTATAGCTCCTTTGCCACGCCTTCGACTTCTATTGCCTCGCAGCAGCTGCAATTCATCAAATTGCTGTTCGTCTATAAGGCGCGGATAGTAGTCCTTAAGGAGAAATTCTTCACCATCAATAGATATCTGCTTAGCGCCTTTTAAACTCACGAGCTTGATCAGGCGATATATTTGCTGAGGTGAGGCTCCAACGAGAGAGGTATCGTAGCCATTTGCCTGCAGCAAACTGTGCGTGCGGTCAGCTCCGTACCCCGCCAGATATTTATCGATGGCGAATTGCACGACTTCCGCGCGATCGGCTATTAGCTCCCACTTACCTTCAACAAGACGCACCCAATGAGGATCAGCACCATTGCGTATGAGTCCACGGTATGTTCCGTTTATCCAATCTTCGCACTGACGCTTGATTGATGCTTTGACCCGCTTGCTCTTCGTATCGCTTTCCTCATGGGCTCTGATCATGACAAGGAGGCTGTACACCAAGTCCATTGGCTGAGACTTTAGTTTCTCACGGTTATACTCACGGCCGTCACTGGCCGTGACAACAGTTATGCCTGCATTGATGATCTGAGCCAGCTGTGCTTGTGCCTGGATAGGTTCGGCCCTGCTGAGACGATCCAGTCCCTCTACGATTAATACAGAACCTACAGGGATGAGGCCGTCATCAACCGCCCTCAAGAAAACGCCTAGCGCACCCTGCTTGACATGCTTTTGATGAAAGGCCGAGAGCCCCTCATCCCTCAGAGACAGAGACTCATCCAAAGCAAGCCCGCGCTCAGCAGCCCACGACTTAGCATATTGCGCCTGCCTGTCAGCACTGTGGCCTGCCGCCTGACGCGGATCCGAGAACCGGAGATAGCTGTAGACAATTCCGACTGACGTCGACATTTAGACCCCCGCACGCGCTATAGAGGGGGGATTATATATTAGACGTAGTCTGGGCGCTTCAAGACAATCTGATACCAGCACCCGCAACGCGAAGTAAAACTGCGCTCTGCACCGAGGTAATGCAAGAGCCACCGATAACGAGGACTAATCTACTTGAAAACAATATAATAACAGGACGCAAATGCTGCCACGATTGTATAGCCCACCACCACTCCCGTCATTACCTTAACCCTTGCAGCCTTGGCTAGCCGACGGTTGCGAAAAGCCTCAAGTGAAATAGCGCAGCGAGCGATGACAGACGATAATATCCATTCAACATGGTCATAGTCATCTAAATAGTGCACTAAATACGGAGCTGCCTCGTCAAAAGCCGTTTGTATTTGTTCGATGCCTTTCGAGTCCCAAACGCCTCTCCAAACCAACGATACTCCTGAATCACGCTGATCGAAGTTTATATTATCTGGATGCCGCACTGGCAGAGAATGAATCGCCACAGGGTGCAGTGACTCAACCGCAGGGTAAAAAAAATCGGCCCAACTAGAACTACTGCTTTTTGGACGATTGTCGTTACGCAATGAGTCAAAATGCGAATAGTAAACCAAATCCATCTTTGCGCCCTTGGATCGAGCGACCACTTCCTTACCGTTTTCTCTGGTAGCCACGAGTATAAATTCGACAGGAGAATCAAACTCGAGCGCGCGACTGAATCCATTATTCGCGCTCATGGCGTAGCCCTACCCGACAACAAAACTCTAATCACCTCCACCATTTTGGCCATATCTTGGGTATCTTTATTGCTATGTACTGACGAAGTGACCTCGTCTGCAACTCCCATTCGCCTCCAATCCTGGACATGTTTTTCAAACCAGCTCATCAACTCTACAGACTCGCTTTTGCCTTCCCAGAGATCCCGCTTATTTAGCAGCAAATGAATCTTTTTTAACGAGCGCCCTCTGAGAAGCGGCTCAACTTGCTCAATGAATCGATCATGATCAGCCAATCTCTCGGCCATCTTTAGCCCATCAGTTGAGCTAGCATTATGGTCGACGAATAGAATAAAAAAATCCGCTGCCTTCAAGATTTCAAACTGCTGCACATATTCTTTGCCATCAGCATCCAGCAGTGCGATGTACTTCGGAGGATGCCCCGGCAGCATCAAAATTTCTGCTTGGACGGTATTGGTACGCGAAGATGGTTGTGACAAATGTTGGGCAGAACTGAGGAAGGTACTCTTACCAGATTGAGACGCCCCTATAACAGCCAATCTTAAAATACTATCTTCAAACGAATCCAATTCAGCTATTGAGAGTTTCCGACCGACACACTCTGATACGGATAGCGACTTAACTGGAATGCTTCTCCAAGCAGCATGGATGATGGCTCCGCCAACAACCGCTCCACCTATGATAGTAGCAATTGGCATGGAGGCGAAGGCCCCGGCTACGGTTCCCGCACCGCCGAGTAGCCCAACCATACCACTAGTACTTTCAACCTTAGCCGCAAAATTTTTACGCCAATCACGCCACTTCCTTGAACCTGCCAACTCGTGCTCTCCAATTGATCAACGCCAATAGCTACAACTTTCGAATTCGTTTAGTTCGCTCAAGTGCCTGAGCTAATATTCTGCACGAGACCCTTAGCAAGCCGTCGCGTAAATATACACCAGAGGAGAGCAAAAAAAAGGTATATATTAATAGTCTTTTGGCTTGCCCGCCGCCACCCAGAACTCCTGCCGGGCCAGCCGCCAGAGCCCGCGAGGCTCGCCGCTTCCCGAAGCAGCCTCACCCACCGGCGCCCGCCACAGCTGCCAGGCGATATAGAACAGGTAGCCC